CAATTGAGCCTTAGCCTCTGCGTCAGCAGCCTTAACACGAATGTTTGCAGCTTCGCGAGCCGAGTCCATCAGCTTATCGCCAGCTGCGCCAAGGTAGTCGACGTTAACAGCGGCTTTGAACTCTGCGCCGATTTCTGCCAAGCCAGCTTTCACACCCCTGCCAACTTCCATGCGAGGAAGTTCGATCTTCATGTTGTCCAGGCCGTCGGTCAGCGCCTTTGCAGTCTCCGGGGCAATACCCTTGGCTGCACCAGCCACCAGGCGGAGCCCGGTCTGCCAGCTGTTAACAACGGTCTCAACCGCAGTTGCGCCAAAGTTGACGATGTTGGCAAAGATGTCTTTGAACAGCTCCGGTGCAGTTTCCCAGACCTTCAAGATTGCGCGGTAACCGCCAACAAACGTGCCAATCATCTTGTTCACGTTATTGGCAACGAAGCTACCAATGAGCGCCATGGCGCTACGGAAGTCGTCTGCCCAGCCCCCTGTCATATCCGAGATGAACTTAGTGACAACGTCCAGCTTCTGCATGATCCAGGTTGCAGTGGTGGTCGCCAAGTCTTTAATGACGTTGAAGGTACCAACCGCCAGGTCTTTGAGAGTAACAAACCCGTCAGCGCTTACCTTGACCTTGTCACCGAACAGCAACACAGCAGCCGTCAGCGTGGCCAATGCAGCCACCACAGCCAAGACCGGGTTTGCCAGCATAGCGGTATTGAGGGCCAGGGTAGCCACACGGGCTTTGTTCAGGGCCGTCAGCAGGTTTGGCCCGTATGCTGCCATCATGGCCGAGCCCGCGGCTGCGGCTGCGAAGGCAACCAACTTCATGTTATCGGCAAGCAGAAGCATTGCCTGGCTAATGCCTCGGGTAATGCCAAGGGCCTGGTCAATCTCACCAGTCATGCGCATGGTGTTGTTACGCAGAACGTTGAAGGCCTGACCCATGGTTGGCACAGTCTTAGCAAAGCGTGCGTCAATGTCCGTTGCCGCCTCAGCAAACGCTTTACGCATTACCTCCGAGGTAATCTTACCTTCGGTGGACAGCTTCTTCAACTGCGACCGGGTGGTACCCATCGACTTGGCAATCATGTCGGCCAGAACCGGCATGTTCTCCATGATCGAACGGAATTCGTCACCTTGTAGGCGCCCGGAACCGAAGGCCTGTGCCAACTGGAGCAAACCGGCAGCAGATTCAGACGCAGACGCACCAGACACAATAATTGCCTTGTTGATGGTCTCGGTCATGCGCAGGGATTCTTCCTGGCTGGCCCCCATGTCCTTCATTGCGTTGTCGAAACGCTGGAAGGCCTGGGTGGTAGACTCAACAGGCTGTCGGGTTCGGTTAGCAAGCTCGAACATTTCGTTCATCAGCTTGTTAGTCGTCACCATGTCTGGTGCCAGGTTTACCAGCTTGTTTTGCAGCGTGGTGTAACCGTCTGCCATCTTGCCCAGGCTAACCACAGCCAGGCCACCGCCACCAACTGCCGTCGCTTGGCGAGCAAAGTCAGCCAGACCTGTAGCAGACTGGCGGCTTTGGTTCGCTGCCTTGCGCTGGGCTTCAGCCAGGCGAAGAGCGGCCATAGCAGCACGGTCCGCAGCCGCAGCAGCGTTAGATGCCTGTATGGCCGTGCGCTGCTGCTCGGTTGCCAGGCGCTGGGTAGCAGTAACCGCCCCGGTAGCCGCTGCCTGGGCTCGGCTGGTGGCCGCTGCAAGGTTTTGCTGAGCAGCCTGTGCCATGGCAGCGGCATGTGCTGCGCGGCCCTGCTCGGTGCTTAGGCGCACGGCCATTATGGCGTTCTGCGACTGGGCGTTGGTCAGCTGCTGATGGGCAGTTGCGGCACGGCTCATTGCTTCAACGGTGCGTTGCTGTTCAGTCGTCAACTTCTGCTGTGCCAGCGCAGCCTTGTTCGTTTGCTCGCTGAGCTTCTGGACCTCCAGGGCCTGGCGCATCTGTGCAGCGCCCAGCTTGGCGGTCTCCTGCTGAACCTTGATCTTTGCTGCCGCCAGGTTAGCGTCAGCAACAGACGACTTCGTTGCCGCAGCAATAGACTTCTGCAACTCCGCTTCCATGCGAGCCAGCGCTTGTTGCGTCTTTGCAGTTTCTGTGGCAAGCTTCTGCTGGTGCATTGCCAGACGAGCTTCAGCTTCACCTTGGCGCAGCAAGGCGTTCGTCAGCTTTACACTGGACGTCGCAAGCGAGTTGTTACTTCCGATAAGCTTCTGAGCCATTTGCATGGTCTTCTGCATATCGTTAACCACACGGGAGCCAAGCTTCAGGCCGCGCAGTTCTTTGTTCAGGCGAGTAACGTTATCGGCTGCCTTCAGGGAGCTTGCAGCAATCGAACGCATGCCTTCGACGGCTTGCTTCGTGCCCTGCTCCCGGATGACAATATCAATATTGTCGGACATACCTTCTTCCTAATAGTGACACGCCTTTCAACTTCTTGCGTGCCTTGGCCTTGGCTTGCTCGACCATACCGTCCGGCGCTTGAGGCGAGTAGCCTTGTTCAAGGTCGTCAATGTAGTCAAGGTTGTTGGTAACGTGAATGTCTTCACCAGGGAGGGCAGTATCAATCCGCATGGTGGCGTCGGCAAGTGTACCACGAACGTTTGCGTTCCAGGTACTTCCCTTGTTACCAGGGCTGTGGGCTGATAGGGTTGTGGTAGGTGCGTCGCCTAAACCAACCTGCCAGTTAGATATGGCAGTACCAACGTCAACAGGAGTGGTATTGGCAACCTCTGTGATAAAGGTTTCCGCAACATCCTTTTTGAGCTCGTTGACGTTCGATTGCAGGAGGGAAGCTCGGCCCTCCATTAACTGCGCGAACTTTTTCAGGTTCATTGGAGGGCCTCGCTTAACGGTGACTTGGCCGCTGTTGGCGGGCCTTTTTCCTGGACTCAGCCTCTGCAATCTTTTTCATCGCTTCAAACTGCCAGGTAACATACACATAGTCCATCTTGCCGATAATGTGTATGACGTCCAACTTCTGGTCGCCAACAACACCGTTGTTATTACACCACAGATCGATTAGATCGTAGTGGATGCGGCCAACAAAACCTGAGCTATTGTAACGGCTGTGGTTAAGGTCGTTGAAGCAGTCCAGGTAAAGCTGAAGCCCCGGTTCCAGCTCCGGGGCGTTTTGGATCTTCTCTGGGATCGGCATGTTCTGTCTAGCGGCTAGAGACAGGAGGGTCTTTTCGTCCTTCCCCATCTCTAGCCAGTATGACAGAACCTCGATCAGTTTTTTGCGTCGGCTTCCAGGTCTTCTGCACGGAAGGCAGTCATGCCGTCCGCGAACTGCTGGATCTCGGTGTAGAGGTCCGGCAGGCGCTTGAACAGCGCCAGGCAGTTTTCCCAGGTGAACTCACTGTAGCCTTCGTCCTTCTCGTTGCCGGTCACATCGGATTTGGCAACGTTTTCCCAGCCCTTGACAACGGTCTTGGCGTAGATTTCCATCATGCGCTCTTTGAGCACTTTCGGGTCTACGGTCTCGTTGGCAATCTGGCGGCGGTACGGCTTCAGCACGATGTCAGCCACTGGCTGAAAGCGGCTGTTGGCGCCACCGGCACGGGCGACGATGAAGGCAATCTCGCTGCCGTCATCGTTGTGGCCGAAGGTAATGCGAACGCCTTGGGCTTCCATTTCGCGGTTGGTGTTGAACTGTTTCGACAGAGACATGAGCAGTTTCCTTAGATGTAGGACGGGCAGTACGGGAAGTAAACGTACAGAAGAGTGTGACCGAAATCGGACTCCCCTGCTTCGTTGTCCAATGGTACCGTAACAGCCTGGTCCTTTTCAACATTCAACATGCCGTTGCTAAGGCCCATCAACGGCACGTCAAAAGCGTATGCCGTGTTGTTCAACGCCATGATCAGGTCCATGGTGACGTCGGCGTTGTTGTTGACGGCATCCAGTGCGCGCACGTCCTGGAAGTAGCCGGTGTTGGAACCGCCAACGTCGAAGGTGCCGACGTTGATATCGAAGTTACCCAGCACACCGATTGCCTTGGCACCCGATGCGTTGTTGTTGATGGTCAGCTCCAGGTCGGTGGAGAATGCCATCAGCGGCTTTGGGTCACCTACGATGCTGAACGCCAGACGCTTAACGTGGCTGGAGGTGTTGATGGCGTCGGCTTGCAGCAGGCCTGGACGGCTACCAGCTTTCAGGCCCTGGGCACCGGTACGGTTGACCGAGTCGCAGCCAACGAAGGCCAGTTCCATGGTCACCTTGTCGGCGTTCGCGACGGTCAGGGTCAGTTCGTTCGCAACAGCGCCTTCGACGTACTGGGCCTGGGTGCCGTCAGCATCCTGCCCGAGTGTACGCTCGAACTGGTAGCTGAAACGCTTGATCAGGGACGGGTCGGACTCGTTCTTGATAACCACACCAGTGAACAAGCGGATGGTCTTACCAGTGCCCGCTTCGTTGACTGGAGTCCAGGCGGTTTTACCCAGGGTCAGGGCGGTGGCAGTGATCTTGTCAACGCGGGCAAAGCCTTTGTTGTTGACCAGGCTGGTGTTCAC